GACTAACACATTCACATCACGCTGAGATAGGCCAAGGAACTCACGATCATTGTTCACCTCATAGCCATAGTGGCGAACGTGTTGAGTGAGCCCAATGATGAAGCGCTGAGCGTCAGCGTGGAGGATGACAAGGTTGTTCATGAGTGTCCCGCTAAGGACGAGATCAACAAGCGCGCTGGAGCCTCGACGCATGCGGCGGCTCTTAATCTTATATTGCTTGTATCCGTCCTTGTAATAAACGCTCAGCCCTGTCCTCGATACTCGCCCGCCCTTTGGCTTCAGCCTAGCGCCTCGATAAGAAACATATAAAGGCCGTGTTGAGTAGTCGATGAAGGGAGCTCCGTTGGCGTCAATGCCCTTGCTCGTCCTCAGCTTGATCGCCGCCAAGGTGTCAGCAGCCAAGCGCGCTGAGTCCTTGGTTGTCCACAGGGATGAGGGGAGATTGAGCTTGACCTTGGCGCCCATGATTAGTGCCTCATGCCTCTCGTTGGGGTGAAGCTCTGATCATATTGGGTCTTTGAGTAAGAGCGCCAAGAGGCTCTGAGGTCGCGATAGCTCCCGCCCTTCTTGGCTATGTCCAGCTCGCCCTCATCCACCACGTTGTCACCATCGCGGTCTAGGGCCAAGCTCCTCAAGCTAATATCCATGAGCTCCATGCAACGCTCACGCATAGCGGCGGCGGTGTCGAGCTGATTGATCATCTCGTAGACCCGCGCCGCTGTGCAGTAGGCGTGGGCATTCTGGAAGCTGTGAGCGTTAAAGACCTCATCCTCAGTCACGTCAGGCTCATCTTTGAGATGGTCACGGATGACAAGGATGAGCTCTTGAAGCGCGGCCTCCACCTGAGGAGCGAAGGAGCTCTGACGGCGTGGAACCATGTCGGCAAGCTGAGGGAACTGACTGACAAGCTCATCATGACTCAGCCCCGTGTCAAAGGGTCGAGGCGTGACCTTGAGGAGTCCCTTCTCAAGCTTTGGCGCGGTCTGCTGACCAAGGTCCTGGGAATAACTCACCGTCCACGGATAGTAGCCCGTGGTGTTGGTGATGGCTGATGGGATACCCCCATAGTACATCCCAAAGACAAGCGAGGCGCTCACGCTGAGGTCGATCTCACGGGGGAGCGGCTCAGCTAGGATGGCGGTTGTCCCAACCATCCTCACCACGGTCACGCTGTAGATGCTATCCCCATCGGTGACGAGATAAGCCTTGAGCTGGTCAGCTTGGAGCGCGCTCGCCTGTGAGTTGACGGTGAGCGTCCTCCTGTCATTACCAATGGCGCTGACGGTTGCGTCTGCTCTTGTCTGAGTGAGGGTCACAGGTGAGGAGCTCCCCACCGTCAAGCTAGGCGCTGCGCTCAATGGCCCAGGCGCTACCCACTCAAAGACTCTTGACTGACCTGTGACAGCTTTGATCATGGCGCGGCTCCGTTGGCTTTGGTTATGTCTTGAGCTCTTGCTCTAGTGAGGTTCGCGGCGTCTACAAAGTCCTGACTAACAGGGCTCCAAGAGTGTCGGCAGTTATAACCGCCGCCGCTTGTTTTGACAGGCAGCCCTTGACCATTGTTGAGCCGCCTCATTTGTCTCTCATCGACCACCAAGTTAATCAGAGCGCGACAAAAGCCGCGAGTGATTCCATCTCTGGGGCCTGTGTATAGGTAGAGGTCGAGCCCATACACCTCAGCCGCTTTGGCCGTGATGGTTCGCCCATACTTGGCAAGCTCAGTCCTCACAACTGTGAGCTGGCGCCCTGTAGATTGCTCAAGCCTCTGAGATAGTCCACTCATGGCTTGATTAATGGGGACGTCCACCGTGATCCCTTGAAGCGCTGTCCTCACCGCGCTGAGCGCATCAGGGAGGATCACGTCTTGGAACACGTTATCCGCTGCGGCCATACCAACAGCCACAACGTCAGGAACGTCACCAATAGAGGCGCCCGACACGATCACCTGAATGGTGTCCATCGCCGCCTCAGTGATTGACGCTTGAGCGTCTATGAAGTCCTCAATCGCCAAGCCTAGACCACCTGTGAGGATGAGCTCACTCAGTTGGTCGCGTGGCAAGAGGAGGAGCTGCTCAGCTGAAGTGAGATCGAGGGCCGCCTTGAGGTTGCCTACAAGCTCACGCTGAGCGCGGGCGAGCGCCCGCTTCATCCTTGTCTCTGCGCTGTACTCTGCTTTGAGCTCAGCGATCTTGGCCTTGATCAGCTCTTGGATTGGCCCACGGATAGCGCCCGCCTGTCTGCTGAGATCGTCAATCGCCTTCTTATCAGCGTCAACTCTCTCAGCAAGCAGGGCGGCGTGGGTTCGTCCACATGAGCAGATCACTTGACCTCTTAGAGACAGTCGGTGAGGACGAAGCCAAGGTTCCCGTCAATGACCTGGAACTTCTGTGACTCATCAGCCCACACGTTGCGGCGTGTCATGTCGAGCTCGTCATACTGGCCCGCCTTCATCGTCTCAAAGACCATATTGGCAGCAGCCACAGGCATCATACGAACACCTGAGCGAGACTGAACAGCATCGGCACCGTGGAGGATACCCATGAAGATGCTGTCACCCGTCCAGATGTAGCTCTCAGAGCTAGACGCGCCAGGAACAGCGGTGTCTTGACGAGCCGCGCCAACGAGGATGTTGGGGATGCCGAGCACGTCACGGAGGACGCTGAGGACAACCTCATCATTGAGGACGCGAGCGCCGCTAGCCACACCCTGTGAGCTGTCACCGAAGAAGCCACGGAGCTCACCTGAGCGGGCGAGGCTGCGGAAGACCTGACGGCCAAGAATGAGGGTGTCAGCGTTGAGGCCGTGAGCGTTCTCAAACACAACGTCCTTGAGCTCATGGAGGTAGCTGAGAGGCTCAGCGCCCGCCACGTCAAACTTCCCACCGAACTGAGCGGTTGAGGTCGCGGTGTTGAAGTTGCTCCCATCAAAGAGCGTGTCAGCAGCGCGCTTCTCCTTAGCAAGCTTCATGACACGAGCGACCTTCTTGACGATCCGCGCCTCCTCGCTGCCAGGATATTGGGAGTCAATGATGTCCTCCATCGCGATCCCGTCTTGAGCTGAGTAGAGGTCACAGCGATAGGTGAGGCTTGAGCGGTCGAAGCCACCGATGCGAGCGCGTGAAGCACCTGGAGCGCGCTCAAGGTCGAGGCCCGCGCCAGCGCCCATGAAGTTACGGCTCGTCTCAAGGAGGAGCGTCCCGCTGCGCTGAGGGACATTGATGTTCTCGCAGACCTTATCAGCGATGAGCTGAGCGTCTGAAGGGACAGCCTCAGCAACAAGGTTGGAGAGGATCTCATCAACTGGGTGGATATTACGATATGAGCTAGCCATTTTGGATCACCTCCTACTTAAGCGAGTGGAGCGAGGCCACGGCTGAAGCAGATGAGAATCTGCTCGTTAGCGGCTGCTGAGGTCTGATTGATGTTGGGCAGGGTGAAGCCAACGGGATAGTGGGTTGACGCTGCGGCCTGAACCTCACCATCAGTAGTGACAGAGAGGACGGTGCTTGAGGTGAGGGTGAGTGAGCCGCTGGCAATGACGCGAGTCTCACCGTGGATCACAACGTCCACAGGCTCGCCCGCCTCAGCGCCACGCTGAGCCACGCCAATGATGGTGTTAGCGGTGGGGCTTGTTGCGATTGCGACCTTGCCCGCGCTGTCGATAGCGACCAACGCGAACTCAGTCACGGCAGACGCACAGATGAATGACTTGATGATCTGATTGTTCATGTCAGTCTCTCCTTAGTTGAACACAGAATTGTATTGATCAGGGTTGCTCTCGCGGAACGCCACAAGCGCCTCGCTAAAGCTCAGATTCTTCTCAGCCGCGAGGGCTTTGACCTTCTCAGCGAGGGTGGCCTTGTTGAGCTCCTCACCGCTGGCGCCGTGGCCAATCTCAGCGAGGGGAACCGCGCTTGAAGCGGGGCGCTCAGAGAACATCTTCCAGAACTCAGGCATGTTCTCACGAACGTCCCAAGCGCGCTCAGCGGCGCTCTGCTCAGCAGGTGCGACCTTGCCCTCACGGAGAAGGGAGCTGACAGCCTCACGGCGCTCGACCTCACGCTTCTCAGTCTCGATGACCTCAAGGCGCTCGCTGAGCTTTTGGTTTTGGGCGCGGAGCAGCATGACCTCGTTGAGCAGGTTGGGCTCTGCTGTCTCGCTGAGCTTAACCTCCTCGCTCATCTTGCGCTCCTTGTCGCTGTCATAACCGAGCTTTTCAGCCTTTGGCTCCTCAGCCATCTCCTCAGACTCAGGCTTTGACTCCTCAGCCATCTCCTCAGCCTCAAGC